ATGATGGACGCCACCTATTTCCGGAAGGCGCTGGTCAAGCTTATGCCGGGCTACAACTGGACCGTGCATCGTGTGCCGAAGGGCGCGAGCAAGATCGTTGCCACGGGCATTCAGTCCAGCGGCTCCAACCGCCTGTCCACGCTGGAAGTCACCTATGCTCCTGACGACAAGGGCGACTGGTTCAAGGCTCGCTCCGCTGGCTACGGTCGGCGCGCGCCGTGGCTGTATGAGAACGGTGACGCGACCCTGGCACGCGCCCTTCGCGGATTGCAAGATTACTACCGTCACATGGAGAACATCTATCGCGGCCACGCCTGCTCTCTAGAGGCTGGCCGGAAGGCGGTAGCTGCATGAAGATCGCCGCGCACCACATTGCCGGCACGGCCGAGCATCGTCTTTCATCGCTGCTCCATAGCAACCCCGATTACACGCCAACCTGCGCCTGGCCTGACGACTGCGTGGTTCAGTGGGGCAATGGCCTCGTGCCAGCCGTGCCGTTCTTCGAGGCGTTTCCCGTCGGCACTTTCATTCGTGGCGAGGGCGAGACAATCGCGGCGGCCGAGCAGCAGGCATTCGAGAAGTATCAGCGCGACCTAGCGTGCGATCATGTCTGGGGCCGGCATCGAGAAGGCCGCGGCGCCTACACCAACGGCGCAGCCTTCTGTCGGAAATGCGGCGGGTTCCGGGGAAACATGTTTCGCCCGGTCATCGTGCTCGGACACATGCGCAAGCCGCTCAGCAATTGGGAGCGCGATTGGCTCGACGATCTCGAAAACGATCACGAGATGAATGCGCACATGGACCGGAAATATCCCGCTGATGCGCCTGGCCGACGCCGATCCGCGCGGGCGCTGCGCATCCGCTTCAACTTGTTCGGCGTGGCGCCGACTGCAACCAAGGAGGCTACAGCATGAAGGCGCTCACCCTCTGGCAGCCATGGGCCTCGCTGATCGTCGTTGGCGCCAAGCCCTTCGAGTTCCGCAAGTGGAAGGCGCACCGCTCCGTCATTGGCCAGCGCATCGTCATCCACGCGTCGGCCCGGCCGATGGTGGCCGAAGAAATCCGGCAGATCGTCAACAACCTGAAATGGGGTGGCGCGAACGCGGCGGCAACCTGCCTGCATGTCGACGCGGCGCTGGAACTGCTGATGCCGCTCTACCACCTCAAGAAGCCTGACGGCCTGCCCCTGTCGGCTGGCGTGGGCACCGCGATCGTGGGCGAGCCGCGCGACGGCATCGACATCGCCATCCAGGACTTCGGCTTCCCGCGCGAGGCAGTGGGCGAGCTGCCCGGCCTGCCTGGTTTCGACAGCGAGCGGGGCGAACACGCCAACTACGGCTGGCCCATGCTGGAGATCGAGAAGTGGGACGCGCCCCAGCCGATGCGTGGCGCGCAGGGCCTGTGGAATTGGCCCGACGCTCAGAAATTTGCGGAGGATTTGTAATGGCGAGACTGAACGATCCCAAAGCGCAGCAGCGCAAGGTCGACGACTGGAACGAGCGCTATCCGGTCGGGCAGGCGGTCAACATGCGCCTCGACGATGGCGGCACCGCCCAGACGAAGACGCGTGCGCCGGCCGAGCTGCTGTGCGGCCATTCGGCGGTGATCTGGCTGGAGGGCGTTAGCGGGTGCTTCCTGCTCAGCCGGGTGTCGGCAGTGGAAGGGGAGGTGGCCCATGGCTGACACCTCTATCGAATGGACCGAGCGCACCTGGAATCCGATCGTCGGCTGCTCGCTCGCATCCCCCGGCTGCACCAACTGCTATGCAATGAAGATGGCCGGCCGGTTGGAGGCTATGGGCGTCGAATGTTACCGGGGGACGACGCAGAAGACGAAGGCCGGCTTCGTCTGGACCGGCAAGATCGCCACCAACGATAATGCGCTGATGGAGCCGCTGCGCCGTCGCGCACCTACGATGTGGTTCGTCAACAGCATGTCGGACCTGTTCCATGAGGACGTCTCCGAGCAGGCGATAGACCGCATCTTTGTGGTGATGGCGCTTCGCCCGCAGCACACCTTCCAGATGTTGACCAAACGCGCCGACCGGATGCGGGCTTATGTCGAAGGGTTCAACTGGCAACGGGCCGTCGAGAATTGCCGCGATGCCGCCGGTTCGTCGCTGATCCTGAAGCACAGCATTGCCGACCTGCGCCGGAAGTTCGGTCTGGCTCAACGGTTCAGCTACGATCAGGATTGCAGCGTCTGGCCGCTGCCCAATGTTTGGAAAGGCGTATCGGTCGAAGATCAGAAACGTGCCGACGAGCGCATTCCAGATCTACTCGCTACGCCAGCCGCGATCCGATGGCTGTCGTGCGAGCCCCTGCTCGGCACGGTCCGCCTAGATCGCATTCACCAAACATTCGACGACGGCCTGGGCCACTCTTGGGAAAGCTGCCTGAATGGCAAGCGGTTCAATGAGTGGGGAGGTTCGGACGGAGAAGGGGGAGACGTAGACGGATGCCCTAAGGTCGACTGGGTCATCTGCGGAGGAGAGAGCGGCGCACGCGCCCGGCCCATGCATCCGGACTGGGCGAGAAGCCTGCGCGACCAGTGCGCCGATAATGGCGTGCCGTTCTTCTTCAAGCAGTGGGGAGACTGGGCGCCGCATGTGGCGGTCGGCAACGAGCATGGCGGGATCGACATGGTGCCGCCGGTTTCGTTCAAGGCCGCCCATCGCTGGCGCCGCTGGGATCACGGCAGGAGCCGCGTGGCCCGCGCAGATGAATCAGTCAGCGAGTTTCTGGCGCCGGGCGTCATCTCGGTCCCAGTCGGCAAGAAGGCGGCCGGCCGACTGCTCGACGGCGTCCAGCATGACGGGGTGCCGGCATGAGTGCAGTCGATAATCTGTTCGCCGGCGGCGCCCGCATGGTGTCGGAAGAGGCGATCGAGCTGACGCTGCAGTCGCTGCGCGCCTATTGGGATCGGCATGGGCATGTCGCGATCGCCTGGTCGGGCGGCAAGGACAGCACGGCAACACTGACGCTGCTGATTCACCTGATCGAGGCAGGTGAGCTGCCACGCCCCGCCAAGCTGTTCGTTTTCTATGCCGACACCCGGCAGGAGCTGCCGCCGATCCAGATCGCCGCCGAACAGGTGATTGCGCTTCTCCGTCTGCGCGACTGGATCGAGGTCGTGGTCGTGCGCGCGCCGCTCGATAAGCGCTTCATGGTCTACATTCTGGGCCGTGGAGTGCCGCCACCGAACAATAACACCCTCCGCTGGTGCACACGCCAGATCAAGGTCGATCCGATGGCGGAGGCGCTGGGCGCCGCGATCGCGCACATGCCGGGCACGGCGCTGATGCTGACCGGCGTTCGCCAGGGCGAAAGTGCGGTGCGCGACGGCCGGATCGAAATGTCCTGTTCCAAGGATGGCGCCGAATGCGGGCAGGGCTGGTATCAGCAGGCGCTGCCGGAGGCGAAGGGCGTGCGTGGCCGGATCGCGACGTTGGCGCCGATCCTGCACTGGCGGGTCTGCATCGTGTGGGACTGGCTCAAGGTTTATGCGCCTCAGCCGGAATTTGGCGGATGGCCGGTCCGCATCCTTGCCGATGCCTATGGCGGCGATGATGCTGAAGAGATCAACGCGCGCACCGGCTGCATCGCGTGTCCGCTGGCGGTCAAGGATACCGCGCTCGACTATCTCGTCGGTACTGACGCATGGGCGCATCTGGCGCCGCTCAAGGAACTGAAACCGCTCTATCGCTGGATGCGCGAGCCGGCGCAGCGCCTGCGCAAGGCCGGCGCTGAGACGCTGAAGGATGGCAGCCTCGCCAAGAACCCGCAGCGCATGGGCCCGCTGACGCTCGCGGCGAGGGAAGAGGCGCTTGGGAAGATCCTCGATATCCAGGCGCGGGCGCAGGTCGACCTCATCAACGATGAGGAAGAGGCGCGGATACGGGAATTGATCGCCGCGCGGACCTTCCCGGACAAATGGGACGGCAGCGAGCCGAACGCCGCCGCCTGGCTGGATCGGGTCAATCAGGATGGTTCGATTGAGCCGATCCTCTTCCGCGACATGGTGGGCGCATAGTGGGCCGCGTTCTGATCGCCTGCGAGCGCTCCGGCGTGGTGCGCCGCGCCTTCGAGGCGGTGGGGCACGATGCATGGTCGTGCGACATCGAGGCCGCCGACGACGGCAGCAACCGCCATATCCGGGGCAACGTCCTCGATCACCTCGATGACGGCTGGGACATGATGGCCGTCATGCATCCACCCTGCACGATCCTGTGCAACAGCGGCTCGAAGCACCTGTATCTCGGCATGAAGAAGGTGAACGGGATCAACCCCGAGCGCTGGGCGAAGCTGGAGGAGGCCGCCGCCTTCTATCGCTCGCTGCGCGATGCGCACCAGATCCCGCGCCGCGTCGTCGAGAATCCGGTGATGCACGGCCACGCGATCCGGCTGACCGGGCGCGGGCGGACGCAGTTCGTGCATCCCTATTTCTTCGGCGAGCCCTTCTTCAAGAACACCGGGCTGGAGCTGATCAACCTGCCGCCGCTCCAGCCGACCAACATGCTGAAGCCGCCCCGGCCGGGCACGGCCGAGCATAAGGCATGGTCGCGTTGCCATCGCGAGCCACCTGGGCCTGATCGCGCTCGCCGGCGCAGCGAGACATATCCGTCGATCGCCGCCGCCATGGCGGACCAGTGGGGCGCGCTGTTGCCCGACCCGCAATTCGAGCTTTTCGAGGTGGCAGCATGAAGCGCGCCTATTTCACCACCTGCGCCGAGTGCGGCGGCCCACATCCCAACGAGAAGGGCGTGTGCGCGCACTGCGAGGTGACGCACGGCTACGCCAACGACAATCGCGCGCCGGTCGCCTTCAGCGATGATGTTCAGCCGACCGACCGCGAACCTTCGGAGATGAAGCCATGAGCCGCCTCGTCCACGTCAGATGCTGCCGCTGCGATGTGTCGTTCGGCTTGGAGCAAACCAGCTACGACCATTTGAAGCGCAGCTCGCAAGAATTCCACTGCCCATATGGGCACAAGCAGCATTTTCCACAGGGTAAGTCCGAGGTGGAGAAGATGCGGGACCAACTGGACGCGGAGCGCCGACGTCGCGAGCGTGCGGAGCAGGAGAGCGCATATCAGATCGATGCGCGCAACACCGCCGAGCGCAGCGCGCGGGCCTATAAAGGGCAGGTTACCCGCCTGCGCAACAGAGCAAAGGCAGGCGTCTGCCCGTGTTGCAATCGCCATTTCAGCCAGTTGGAACGCCACATGGCGAGTCAGCACCCGGAATTTAAGGTGGAGGCGGAATGAGCGCGCCATCCCCCACCGACCTGTTCGGGCACGAGACCATGCAGCGCAGCGCCGTCTTCAGCGGCGAAGAGCGCATCGAGCTTGTCCGCCGCTGGGGGGAGGGCCGGACGGCTTGCGTGATCGGCTGCAACCCCTCGACCGCCGATGCATGCCGGGATGATCCGACCACGCTGTGGTGGATCAATTGGTTCCAGCTGTTCGGATTCGGCGGCTTTCGAGCGGTCAATCTCTACCCCTTCTGCACCTCAAGCCCGGCCGAATGCCGGCAGCGCGCGAACTGGCACGAGCGTGACGATTGGTATGCGCGGGACCAGATGCTGATGACGAACCTGCCCCACGTCGCCCAGGTCGCGAAGGAGGCCGATCAGGTTTTCGTTTGCTGGGGCAACATCGCGTGGGACGACATGTGGATCGAGCATGTCATCGAGGAGATCCAGGGCGGTGTCGAGCCATGGCCCGACCTTTGGTGCTGGGGCAAGACGAAGAGTGGCGCACCGACGCATCCCATGGCGCGCGGCAAGCATCGTATCCCGCGCGATCAGAAGCCGATCCCGTGGCGCTGGGCAGTATGAAGCGCCGCCGGCCGGCGCGTCCACCAGCCGCCCCATGGACGCCCGAGGAAGACGCGAAGCTGCGCGAGGTCAACGATATCGGCCTTCGCGTGGAATACTGGCAACTGGCACTGCCCGAGCGGCGGGAAAGCGAAATGCTCAACCGCCGCTACGAGCTGGGCCTTAAACCCCCGAGGTTCCTATGACAGAGCAGGGCTCCAACGCAACCCATGGCGCGAGACAAGCATCGCATCCGCCGGGATCAGAAGCGGATCCTGTGGATCGCACCCAATAACCCTTGACCGAATCGAGATCGTTGCGTGATTTCCTATCACCCCTCCCACCACAGGAATTTTGATGACCGATTTTACGCGTTTGAACGAAGCCGGGTCTATTGTTGTTGGGGAATGGCAAAATCCCGGATGCATTTCTCCCGATGGTGTGGCGATCGTTGGTCATGATGACCGGATATTTCTCCTCAAGGGCAGCAACGATTATCATGATGCCTACCACCAGGACGTTGCAGAGGCAGACGTCCAGGCGGAAGAGTATCTGAATTATGCCTATTCCGCCTTATCGGCCTGTAACAATGTCGCAGCAAAATTCCTTCTCACCATCGTGCCCAACAAAGCTACGGTTCTGAATAGCAGTTACCCTCTACCGCTGGGAGCTGGTATTACTCCGCGGTTGAGCAGGATTCTCGATGCAAAGAAGGGGTACATCCATAGCCCCGTTGATCTCATGCGGGCCGGCGGGGAATGGTTCAGGCGGAACGACACGCATTTTACCTATGGCGGCAATATCGCCTATGTGAACTTGCTTATGCGCGAGCTGGGTGTCGACGTCGAATTGGGATGGAGCGACGACCTGCGCACCGTCGAACATCCTGGCGATCTTGGTGGCAAGTTCGATCCCCCAATGGCGGAAACCGTGCAAATTCCGGGGGGATACCAAGAGAGCGGGACTGTCTACAAGATGGGCGATCCAGAGCGGCAGCATACCGGGTCCATGTTCGCGACTTACAATCCGAAATCTTTAGTAGATAAAACCCTAATGGTGTTCGGCAATTCGTTCAGTGAAGCCGTTCCGAGCTGGGGCATGAGCCCTTATTTCGCACATGTCTTCAAGCGCTATTTCTTCCATTGGGGGAATGAGATCGACGTAAATTTGATCGAGCGCCTGCGGCCTGATTTTGTCGTGCTGCAAACATGTGAACGGTTTTTGTCTACGCCGCCGAAAAGGCTCTACCCCGAATTGGCGAATATAGAGGGCTGGCCAGAATAAATCTGGCCAACCAGCGATCTGGTGCGGGCTAGGGGGGGTTGCTCATCAGCGCGGTGTAGCTGGCTTCACAGGCGCGGCCGGCGATGCTGGCTTCGTCAGCGTATCGAGCAATTCCGTCCGCACTCTCATCAAGCCGCTGCTGCACGTAGGCGAGCAGATCGGCGGACGCGGCGGCTGCTTCGCCGCCTGCGGGAGTTCGGGCACCACTGGCGGCGAGGGACAGGGTAAGGTTGCGGACCTGTTGACGCAGCCGCTCACCGCTAAGGGCAGCAGCATCAGCAGCGTCGCGCGCCGCATCACGTTCCTGGACGGCATTTTCGGCGATCTCCTTTTGTGTGGTCAGGCGTCGCGCGCTTTCGTCGTCGTTCGCCTTTTGCTGGGCGGCGCGGGCCGCAGCTTCCTTGCCCTGCGCCTTTTCCCAGCGGCCGCGCTCGGTGGACACGCCGTGCGAATAGGCGAACCAGATCGCGACGGCGGCGAGCGCCAGCGCTGCAGCCCACAGATAGGGGCGGATCGGATCGAGGAGCCGGCTCATGACGCCATCCAGTGAATGGCGCCGACGATCAGCGCCAGCCACAGCGCAGCCGAAACTGGGATCCCGATCAGGAGACCCTTCACGACTGCACCCCCTGTGCGGATGGATCGGCCGGCGGCGCGTTGGCCAGGCTCTGCCCCATTCGGTCGACGCTGCGCTGGGTCCAGCGCCCCTGCACCGCCTCGATGATACGCTGAAGCACCAGCAGGAAAGCCGCGACATCGAACCCGGTGCCGACCAGGCCGCGCTCGATCGCGCGCCAGAGCAACAATACGACGCCCACGGCGATCGCCGACAGCAACGCGATCTCGCTGCCATGGTCGGTCAGGCGGATAGTGGGCAGCTTCATGCCGCGACCCTCGCCAGCCAGCCGAACAGGAACGACTCATTCGCGCTGCGCCCTTCGCACAGCGACAGATAGCGCTCGCCCTGGAGGGCATTGAGCAGCGCGAGCAGCCGGCGCTCACCTTCAGCGCCGCGCTTCTTCAGGAAGGCGGTCAGCGCGTCGCGCGTCTTCTGCCCGGCCGCGCCGTCGACCAGCAGGTCGGCATAGTCCTTGCCCTGATTGTTGAGGCCATTGAGCGCGCGCTGCAGGAACTGCGCCGACACCTTGGGCCCCATGTTGACGCCGGTGTCGACCAGCTCAGCGCCGATCGCCTGCGAGATAGCCGCGATCTTGTCGAACCCGGGCGCCACCACATATTGCTTGTTATAGACGCCGCGCGCGAAGTCGCGGGTCAGATCCTTCATCGGACCAGTGTAGCCGTTGGCGCGCGCCGTCGCGATCGTCAGGCCGAAGTTAGTTTCGCCGCCGGCGTCGCGCGGATCGTTCACATAGCCACCCTCTTTGGCCAGCACCTCTTCGATGATTCCGTTGATGGTCGCCATCATTCGCCTCCCATGGGCCGCTTGCCCGTTGCGATGTCGGTCAGGTTGCGCTCGGCGCTCAGCTCCATCTGAGCCGTCTGCCGGATCTCCGCCTTGACGTGCTGCTGCAGCTCGGCGTCCACGCGCTTGAGGAACCAGACGCGCACCATGCGGATGAGGCGATCGGAGGAAAGGCCGATCAGCGCGGCGGCCGTCGCGGCGTCGGTTGGGTTAAGGCCCAGACGGGCGATCACCCAGCGCGCCAGCAACACGACCATGCCCATCAGCAGCACGTCGATCAGCAGCACCTTGAGCGTCACCCGGCGCCCTTCGCCGAGCATCAGGCCGTATTTGGCGGCCGTGCCGATCGCCCAGCCTGTCAGAATCGCGCCGTACTTGGCGATCAACGCCTCACCCCATGGCGTCATCGCCGCTCCCCTGTAATTGTTCATGTCCCAACCTCCCTTCGCCCCAACCACAGTGCGAAGAGCGGATCGGCGAGGTGTGCCTGCCATTGCCGCTCACTCATCTGGCCGGAGCGGTAGCAGGCAAGGATCATTCCGAAGTCGCGGGACATTCTTCACCCTTTTCGATCGGGATGGTGGTGATCTCACCGTTCGCAAGCGCCTGCGCCTTCGCCCGGAAGGCTACCGCCATGTCCAGTCCTTCCCCCGGAAACTGAGACACGCGAAAAAGCTGAAGGATTGCCGCACCGAATTTCACGTCGTCCATTTTATCCTCACGCGATGATTGCAACTTTGCGGACGGTGCCGCCCGCGTCCTTGATCTCAATTGACCCGGTGATGGGGGCATCCGCGCTGGCGGCGAATGTGCCGAAGCGAATGCGCCCGGTGCCTTTCGAATTGAGGCGCAGATCGATGTTGGTATCGTCACCTGCCGCGTCGATCTGCGGTGGCACGCCCGCCGCCCCTGAAGTGAATTGCATGCGGTTGACATCGTTCGCAGCGGCCGACACGAACAACACCGATTTCCCTGAATTATTCAGCAAGTTGAGGCCGCCGCTCTGGAACTGGAGCGTCAGCTTTCCGCCAGCTGTATTGTTGGCCGACTTGATCGACGCAGAAATTCCCCCACTGCTTTCATACCAGTTGAAGGCGTATCCGTTGGCCAGCGAGATCGCCTCGCCGGTCGGGATCGAGCCGGAGCGGAACTCAATGCCGGTATTCCAGCCAAGCGCGTGATTGGTGGTGAAGGTGATCCCCACTGTGGACGGGTGCGTAGCAGCTGGGCCGAAGCTGTTGTCGCCACTTCCAACCAACATGATCCCGCGGGAGGCTGCGACCGGGCTGCTATAGGGCGTCGAGAAAACGTTCACCCCAGAGGCGTGCTTGATCGCGAACTCCATCCCCCAGGTGGTGGTTGTGGTACTGGTGTGCTGCGCCTCGATTATGCCGCCCCAGCCATGGCCCGAACCATTGTTGATGATGATCGATCCGAAGCCAATCGCTTCCCCAGCACCCGCTGACAGCCCCGTTTTCGCTGCAAACACGCCGGCATAACGGCGCTCGGAAGTCATCGAGAGAAATTGCGCGTTCGCCGCCAGGTAGGCCGGGCCATCAGCAGAGGTTTTAAGCCATGAGTCCCCCGCGTCCGGCAGCGAGCCGCTGCCTGCAAAATGTGCGGCGGCATGGCCCACGAACAATCGATCGGAGAGACGCCAAATATTCGCACCATTTCCTGACCCGGCAAAGAAGCCGCGCGTCATATCGAACTTGCCGCCGTCCGTTAGCTGGTCCCATGTCATGGATGGGTCAGGCAACCATGCGGCGGATGTCGTGGCGAAGGGGCTAGACTGCTTATACTTGCTGGGCGGCTTCGGGATGAAGTTCAGCCCACCGCGTGTGTTCGCTGACACGAAAGCCGCCCGGTCATCAGCGGCATTATCGCCTTGCGCACCGAAATCCTGCGGAGTCACGAACTCTTTCGCTTTGTCCGTCAGCGTGCGAGTGACCGCACCTGCCCCAGCCTGCCGGAAGCCGACGCGATCCGCGCCGGCAGGCGCGGCCAACTCGGTCGACACGACAAAGCCAGGCGCACCCGCGCTGCTGTAATAGTCCTCCGGAATATCCGTGCCGTTGGACAGTCGGAATTTAGGCAGGCCGACAGGCCAGTTATGGAACACGCAATCGCGGATGCGCAGATTGGTGGCGGCGACATCGAAAAAGCCGCCGCCGGCAATCGTCGCAGAGCCCTCATATACGAAGGTCAGATTTTCCAGTAGGATGTCATCGCAGCCGGAGAGCGCCGCCAATACCCATTCGAGTTCCGCCCCGTCAAAAATCCTGAATGTCTGACTGCGGATAGCCACCTTGCGGGCGTTGGTGAGCTGGATTTGGTTCAGCGACGGGGAGCCTGGCAGCGCGGTATCAAATGCGTGCCAGCCGCCACCGTCGATCGTCAGGCCTTCGATGCCGTCGAAATGAGCGATTGCACCGGTGCCCTGATAGTTGAAACCAGCCCCGATCGAGAAGAACGGCGGCTTCCACCCGCCCTGTTCGACCTTGAAATCAATCAGAGGGCCGATGTTCGTTCGGCCGCGCAGGTTGGTGAAGGTGATGCCTTCCAGAGACCCGCTATTGCCTGGAGGGCCGAGCACCTCAAACTTGAACGCCGTGTCCTCGATCTCGGCCAGGACGTCCTCGAAAACATATTCGTAGGATTTGTCAGCATTGTCATGGCTGATGAGATGCACGCCGATTTGGGGCCCGGCGGCGCGCTCGGCTTCAGTGCCGAACACATTACCCTGGAAGCGGACCGAGCGCATGGTCGACCGCGTCGCGCCCGTGAGCTCCACAAACTTGTTGAAGCCATAGCCGCCGTTGAAAGTCCCGAACCGCACATTCTCGAAGAACACGCCCGGCCCGCTCTTGTCGAACTTCGCCTTCACTGCCGTCTGCGAGGTACCGATGCCAGCGCCCGCCGCAGATATTCCAAGGTTTTTTAGCGTCAGGCTGGCGAAATATTCCTGGCTATCGAGGCCGTGCTCGATCGCGCCATGGGTGCCGGACACGAGCAGACGTGTCGCGAGCATCCCCGCGCCCTGATATTCGATCGCCTTCCCGCCCGACTGCAACGGTGCATCAAGCGGATAGTCCTGCTTGACCAGCTCGACGCGCTGGCCATTGTCCGCCGGCGCTTCTGCGCGGGCCTGGATCGCCTCGCCGGTTGGCGCGCTGGCCAAATCAAGCTGGCCGACACGCTTGCCGATGGTGTCGGGATCATATTCCTCGCCATCCACAAAGCCGATGAGGCCAGCGCCCGTCATCGGATCGGCGAGTTCCTGGCGGAGAAACGGATCGGAATCCGTGCCCGGCTGAAATTCCCAGCTGCCGTCTTCCTTGACGCGAGGAAACAGGCCAGCCGCCGAGCCGCCGCCGATCGGCGCGCGGGGCGCTCGCTCGATCTCGCGCTTGAGATAAAGGGCGCGCGTGGCCGACCGGTCATTGGCCTCGTTGACGACGGAAGGCAGGAACGGCTGGCCACTTGCAAAATCGATCGACTGAAGGAACGACGGCTCGGAAATGACATAGACCGACCCGGACACGGGCGCGGCAGAGAAGGTGGCCGTGCCGCCCTCGGCGGCGAGCGTGACGGTATAGGCGGACGGGTTGATCCAGTCATCGACACCATCAGCGTCGCGCAAGATGACAGCAACGTCGTCGACAGACACCGCCTTGAACGTGAACGGGAACGCGACCGTCACCCCGTTGGCCTCATATGGCCCGGAAAAGGTGTCGGTCGATGAAACTGCCATTCTTGCCTCCGAGCGGATGGCAAGTGGGTAGGGTGGCTGTCAGCTATCTTGAATCGACGGGGGTAATGTTGACCGCTTCTTATTGAGGAGGGGCATGACTCGACTCTGAGATCTACCTCTGCCGTAATGCATCGACGAGTCGGGAGGGATTTTTGCAGCACTTAAGAGCAGTCTGTCTGAGCTGCGGCCACACATTTGAAGTGCCCAACATTGGCTTTGGTGGCGGGATGATGATGACGCTTGCCGCCGAGGCAACGATCTCCACTAAATGCCCAAAATGCGGCCAGGAAGCCCGCATCCCGAGCGGCACATATACGGTGATAGATGACGCCCTTCATCACCTAGATGGCCAGATTTTCAAACGTGTCCAAGTTGATCGCTTGCGCGCGTATCGTGATGCCCTTCTTGCTCAGGGCAAGCAGTCGGGAGACGCGATCCCTGATGAAGTCATCGATGCAGTGTCGAGTATTTCGCCTGTCTTTGGAGCCTCGATCAAGTTGCTTAAAGAGGGCAAAGGCAGCTGGATATTATTGATCCTGCTGCTTCACCTCGTCCTTTTGCGGTGCGATGGCGGGGACGGTGGAAGCTTTGTCACGATCAACAACGACCGGCGGACTGAGATCGTGCACAACTACAACGTCACGAACGTGACGAACATCTACAGTCTCAAGCCTCCCACGGTCAGTGATGTTCACCAGGCCAATCAGGGCGTAGGCGCCGAATGCCCCAAGCCCGCCGGCAAAGGCGCCGGTCCCAAAAAGGATTAGCCCAGTACGCGTAGTTATCAAATTCTTGGCCTGCGGCATTACTGTGATTCCTCTTTGATCTTACCCTTCGTCAGCCCGCGATACCATTCAGCAGCCGTCGCGGGATCCTGCTCGCCATTGGCGACGTCGACCAGGAACTGGGTAGAGGTAGCGATCTGCCCCGGCACAAGCCCGGTCCAATAGCCCGCCACCTCCAGCGCGTTGCGCACCGGCCGCTTCGCATCCTCGCCTTCGATCATCTTGTGGACGTCGCGCGCAGATTCCACCAGCGACTGGAACGAGCGCTGGATCGGCGTGAACTGATAGTCGAACGGCTTGCCCCCGGTCAGGCCCTCGACGAGCGGCGAGGCCACATCGCGCACGCCAGGGATCGGGCCGAGCGACTGGAACAGCATCTGCTTGAACGCCCAGAAGCCCCAGTCCTCATCATCGTCGGGGCCATTGCCGCCCAGGATCTGCGCCATGAGCGGCGGCACAACGATCACCCACCAGGCGCGCGCCAGCACCGCCGGCACATCGCCGACCTTGCGGATGCCGGCGATATCGCGGCCCAGCGTCCGCTGGCGCTGATAGAAGGCACTCATATAGCTGTAGAACATGGTCATGAGCTTGAGCGCCTGACCCCATTGCCCGGTACCCCGCGCGATCGCCGCGAGATCCTTGGGCGATCCTGACCCCTGCGACATGCGCACCGCCTTGTCAGCGGCATAGACCGACGCCTCTTCATCCATCCCGGCGGCCTGCGCCTTGTTATAGGCGCCGATCCAGGTCGGGACCACGACCATGCGGTCCATATAGCCGATGCCGTGGAAGGCGAACCGCTTGGCCGCGTCCAGCTTCTGCCCGCGCCCCTGCATCTGCTGGAGCGTCAGGCGGATGTCGCGATCGAGCGTGTCCATCCGCGATCGCACCTCGCCCGATTTGGCCATGACGGTGTTGAAAGTGTCGATCGGGTGCGCGGTCGCCTGCGCGATGGCGGCCGTCACCCACTTCGAACCGACATATTCGAAGCTGTTGGAATAACCGGCGAGCTGCGTCACCATCGTGGTGAAGCGGAAGCCCATGCCCACGACGGTGGCATTCGAGCGCAGCTTCTGCATGAAGGCGCCCACGCCCTCATTGCCCGCGCGCTCCATCGCCCAGCTGTTCGCGACATATTTGAGCCAGGGGCGGAACTGCTTGCGGATCTCGGGCCCGAGCGTGTCGTCGATCGCGCGCATGACGCGCTCGGCGCGCAGGAACTTGTCAGCCTGGATGATCGCTTCGCGGTGGGTGATATCGTGGATCACCTCGCCCAGGTGGCGATTGATGACGCCCAGCTGCAGCAGGATCGGTCGCTTGACCTTCTCGCTGCGATCCTTGGTCGACGAGGCGCGGGTGCTGGCGCGCGTGTACCCCGCTTCGAGCAGGTCAGACCCCTTGCCGGCATGCTCTTCAGCTGCATAGCTTTTCGCGCTGTCATAGATGGCGGGATAATAGCCGCCGCGGAACGTGCCGTGCGGCGTCACCACCTCCAGCGCCTCGACCTTGTCCGGCTCCACGCCGTTGACGCGCCGCTCCATCGCCGCGGTTTCGGGCCAGAGCGTTTCGACGATGTCCCAGATATTCTGGACGAACTGCCAGTCCTGCTCGGTCAGTTCGCGGTTGAGCACCTCGCGCACCGATGTCTCGCGCCAGCCGTAGCCGTCGACCAGGCGCTGGATATTGCCCTCGTTGCCCATGTTGAGCGCCATGGCGATCAGCTGCTCGCGCTTCATCTGGTAAGGCTGGCCGGTGTCACGGTTGAACAGTGCCGGATCGGAGAAGCGCTCCGACCAGCGTCGCAGCTGCTTCCGATCAAGCTTGGCGAACTCGTCGCGGACACGAGCATGATAGTCCGCGACCATGGCATTCTCGCGGTCCTGCGCGTCGGCTAGCGGCCGGAACACGATCCGGTTGAACACGCCGTTGCTGTTGCCGGCGTCGAGCCAGTCGAACACCTGCTCCATCTTCAGCAGGGAGGCGTCGAACGCCGCGATCTTGCCCTTGATGTTGTCCCACTGGCTGGGCTCCATCAGGTCGGACGGCGGGCGCTGCTTCATCGCGGACAGGCCGGTCACCGCCTCCGACACGACCATCTCGAAATCGGCATGCTCCCGGCCATCGATCAGCGTCTGCTTGAGCTTGCCCAGGTGAATGATCTGCTTCACCGCCTCATCGAGACCGATCAGCTTTTCGACCGTCAGGCGCGACCAGTGCGTCTTGCCGAGCGATTCCGCGAAGGACGGCGGCACCACGACATCATAGCCCTCCGCCTGGCGCTGCGCGGCCCAGGCCTCGAAACTTTCCTGCCGGTTCAGCGAGCGCTGGGTGCGCTCCTTCATCTCGACCTGTTCGAGCAGCAGCTGCGCCCGCTCCAGATAATCCTGATCGACCGACTTGACGGTGCGGCGCTTGGCCCATTTCTCCAGCCGGCCGACCGCCTCATCGACCATGTCGGCGCCGCGCCGGGCGGCTGCGACCAGCGCATTGTTGAGCATCTGGCTCTGCTTCTGGCGGAATGCTTCGTCATGGTCGCCGGCGATCACCGCTTCCATCGCCGACTTGCCGGCCTTCGCCGCGGCGCGCTCATAGCGGATGATGGCCGAACGGCTGGCAACTTCGCGGACCTTGCCCTCCATCACCTGCCGCTCGGCCCAGCTTTTCGCCACGCTATAGGGGGTGACGCGCTGCCCGGTCATCCGGCCCAGCACGCGCAGCTCAGCACCCATGACCTCGCCATGCGGTCGGACTGGACGGCGGCCAGCGCCTCTTCCTGGATGCTGCCGTCGGTGAACGGATCGCCATAGCGCTCCAGCATGATCTGGCTGACTTCCTGATCGATCATCGCCTTGCGAACCGACCGCTTGTCGCCATTCTCCCGCATCTCGCGCCGGCGGACCTCGATGCCCATAAGGGTGCGGACCATGTCGTCAGCCGACGGGAAGCCCGCCATCTCCGCGACGTCGTCGGGGCTGGCGCCGTTCTCGCGGTGGACCGGCGGCACCTGGCGCGGCAGCATGCCGGTGGCGTCCTCGCCATAATTGTCGCGGACCCACTCGCTGTCCATGGGGCTGACCTTGAGCAGCTGGAGCGCGCGGAACTCGGGCAGGGCGTCGATGCGGGCGGTGACGGTGTCGCGCACATCCTCCTCGCGCTCGCGCCATTCCTTGGTGACGCGGCGCTTCACCGCGTTCATCGTTTTGGCCAACATGCGGTCCTGCGCCTCTTCGCGCGCGGTTGCGGTCAGGCCCTGATAGGCGGCATATTCGGCCGCGGTCATCGATGCCGGCTTGTCGGGGAAGAGCGCCTCCAGATTCTGCGCGGCGATTGCGTCGGCCAGCTCTTCGTCCGATGCGACCAGCCGGTCCATCACCCCGCGGACATCGTCGCTGATCTCGGAGCGCAGGCGCGACACGCTGTTGTAGAGCGAGATCATCCAGGCCTTGAAGGTCTGGAACATGCGCTGCATGCCGGGGGAGGGGGCCTTACCCTCCATCAAATACCGCTCGACGCCGCGCGCCCAAAGCTCATGGGCGTCGACCGGGATCTTGCCATCCTCGATCGGGTAGCCGGCGGCCGCGAACCAGTCCTGGACGATCTGCCAGTCATCGCGCACCTGCTGCGGCGCTTCCGGATCGGCAGCATCCTCGCGCAGTTCCTCCAGCCATAGATGCCCGGCTTCATGAAGGAAGGTGGACTGGTCCTGCGTCTGGAACAGTTCGATGATGGCGCCGGCGCTTTGGCCGCCGGGGAACAGGATGCGACCGCGCGGGCTATCCTCACCCTGCATGAGGGCATCGCCCCCCGACTGTTCGGCGGCATAGGCTTCCACCGCGGCGCGGATATCGCGGCGGCTGGCCGCGTCCGGATCGATCCCGCGAGTTTCCAGCAGCGCGCGCAGCTCGTTGGCAGCGTCGCGCACCGAGCGCTCGCGCGCGACTAGGTGACGATCGCGGCCGGCAACCCCTTCGGCAACCGCGTCAAGCAGGTCGTTGGCGCTGGGGCGCTCCGCCATCTCCGGGAAATAGCCCGCTTCCCACGCGCGGGCCGCCCAGGCGTCGGCGCTATATTCATTCTCGCCGAGGCCGCCTTCGTCAATCAGCTCGCCCTGATCCTTCACCAGCTTGCGCCGGCCGGGCTTGCCCCTGTGCCAGGCGTCTGCGCCCATGGCGCGCAGGTCGCCGCCGGTGTCGACGATCCCGCCGCCGCGCGCGATGAAGTCCATCAGCGACGGGCCCAGATTCTGCGACGCGTCCTTCTGCCGCTTCATGACATCGATGGCGACGTCGAGCTGGTCCGCCTTCTGGATCGCGGCGATGTTCTCGGGCAGCACCTGGCGCACCTGCAGCGCGTCATATTCCTGGCCGGTCAGCTCGCGCCCCATGCGGCTGGCCCGCGTCACGGCGCGCTGGGTCAGAAACTCGGCGTTCTGCTGCGCCATCGATGGCGACATGCCGGCGGTGGACAGCTTCTCCACGATCGTCTGAAGCAGCTTTTCGCGCGGGGCGCCCAGCGCGCGGGCGGCGCGTTCCTCGTCGGCCATGCGATCGGTCAGGTCCGCCATGACGTCGGCCATGGCCTCGTCGAAGGTCTGCGCCTCGCGGCGGGACATGCCGCCAGCCGACAGGCGCATATCCTCCTTCAGCGCATCCCATGCCGGCGTGCCCGCCAGTTCAGACACGGCCGTCTCGACGGGCAGCACCCAGTCGCCGCCGGTGACGACTGCGTCATCAATCTCCGACCGCCAGCGGTCGAAGTCGCCGTCATAGGCGTCGCTCTGCATATAGGCCTGCACGGCCTCGGCGGGGATGTAGACATTGTCCGCGTCGGCATCGTCGGCCATCTCGCGCACCAGGTCCGCGAAGGCGGCAGTATCGCGTCCCTTGAGCTTTGACACGGTGACAGCTTCCCCCAGCTGATCAATCGCTGCACCTTCGCTCTGCGCCCGGCGTGAGGCGATGACACGATCGGCCATCTTGCCAGCCGCGCGCGCAGTGCGCTCGGTCGCCAACGTGATGCCGGCGGTCGCGCCAACACCGCCGACGGTAGCGACCAGCGTTGCGGCGGCCGCCTCCGGCCGCTCGGCCAGATATTCGCTAAACGGCTTGTCCGGATTGAGCGCCGCCCATTCATTGAGATCCTGAAGGATGGTCGCGATCTGTTCGCCGGGGATCTCGGACTTGATCTGATTCCAGAAGGTGCGAAGCAGCGGTGCTTTACCGGCGACGTCGTTGACCAGATGTCCGATCGGCAGGCGCTCGGTGGCGACCTCGATGAGGCCCTGCGACAGCGCATAGACACCAGCGCCAAGGGTGGACAGCCCTTGATCGCGCGCCTTCACATATTCGCCGCCGCCCGTGCTAAGCCCGGCCACACTCGCGCCGGCCGTCGGGCCAGCGACCAAGCCGACGCCAACCGAGGCAAGTGATGTCGGGACGCTCTCGATGCCCTGCAGCAGGTTGCGCGCGGTCCAGTTCTCAACCTGCGGTCGTGCGCTCGCCGACATCTGCTGCCCTTCGCGGGCGCGGCCGAGCGCGAAATCCGACACGATCTGGGGAAGCGTGCGCACGCCGGCGCGGCGCTCCGCATCCGAGCCAGGCGTGAGCAGGCCGATCGCGTCCGCCGCTCCGCCGATCGCGCCCCAGATTCCACTGGTTGCCTGAAAGACGCCAGCCTCAAGCGAGCTTCCGATATTCTTCAGGCCGTAGAACGCTTTGCCGATCAGGTTGAGATTGTCATAATCATCCGCGGCGACGGTCGCATTGCCGGGCTTTGCCGACCAGCGCCCAACCGCTGGATATTGTTGCATGACTCCCTTCGCCTTTGCGGCGCGGGCTTCAGCTTCAAACGCCGGGAGATTGCCGGCGACGGTCGATGGCGGGAGGCCGCGGGCTTCGGCGATCGTGCGCGCGCGGGCCGCCTGATCCGGCTGGGCCACCTTGATCCTATAGGCCAGCTCGTCGTCGCGCTGCTGCTGGAGTTCAGCCTCAAAGGGGTCGGTCTCGGATTGTGCCGGCACCGTCGACCGGCTGCGCATGGCGTCCAGATACTTATAGGGATCGGTCGCCATTACCAGAAACGCCCCTTGCCATTTTGATAGGCGGTCGCGATCTGCTCGTCCGTCGGATCGCCGCCATAGGTTTTTTTCCAGCCGGACACGATGCGCTGGCGGACATTGTCGGGCACGTCGCTCGCCTCCAGCTCAAAGCGCCGCTTGGTGCGCTGCGCCTGGCCAGTGGGAATGCCGGCGAAGGTGCGGTTGACGGTGAAGGTCACGTCGCGCGTGGCAGACTGATAGGCCCGATAAAGCTCGTCGTCGGTCGGATTGCGCTTGCCGCCCGTGAGGGCATTGATCTCGCTCTCCATGATCTTCTGTACGGCGACGCGCTTTTTGCGATCATCTTCCTTGCCGCCGGTCAGGCCATCCTCGACGCCAAATGTCGAGATGGTCGACGCGACCTTGCTGCGGATCGATTTGTCAGGATCGCCCTTGATGATCTTGGCCTGCTCGACCAGCAGCCCCTGCATCTCCGCGCGGGTGACCTGCCCGGCAAATTTGCCCAACGGGGTCGCCGCGAACTTTTCCGGCTCCAGGATGCGCAGCAGCTCCAGCGATGTCGCTGCCGAACCGTTGGCTTCGACGCTTTTGGGCTTGGCGTTCGATTTCGCGACGCCGATATAGGAGCGGGCCGCGTCGGGGGAGAGGGCGTTGCGGATCGCGGCAGGCATCTGCGAAATGTCGGTGAAGCCATCGCCCCGATTCAACACCCACTCGCTGGCGCGGCGGTCAGCATCGGCCTCTTCGCGGGCTTTCAGGCTATCACTGAGCGATACGCGTCGGCGGATCTCATCCTTGGCGCGCTCACGGCGCTCGAATGTCCAGTCGTCGCGAGCATCCACCTTGGCCAGCAGGCCGTCGAGATCATAGCGCGTGGCGGACTGCTGCGCCGATCCGATAACCTTCGTCGGGTCCACCGTCTTGCCGTTCTGCCGCACGACCATATGCAGGTGCGGGCCGGTCGACCGGCCGGTCGATCCCACGCCGCCGAGCTTGGTGTCGGGCGTCACCATGTCGCCAGGCTTCAACGAACTGGCGGCCTGCATGTGCGAATAGCTCGACGTCGTGCCGTCGCCGTGATCGATGATGACGAAATTGCCGCTGGCCGAGTCATGCCCGGACTTGATCACCTTGCCGGCAGCGGTGGCGAAGATCGGCGTGCCAGCCGGCGCAGGGAAGTCGACGCCATTATGAGTGTGCCCGCCGCCGCGCGCCTCGCCATATTGGCCGGAGATACCGCGCCCCATGCCGCGCAGCGGATCGGCATAATTGACCGCGCGGTCGCCGCCATCGACCGAGGCGATGCCCATGAACGCATTGGCGTCAGAAGCCGCCTCGCGCGCCTGGAGCGGCGCTTTCAGGTCGGCCCAGCGCGAGGTACTGTCCTTCGACAGCATGTCGGCCTCATGGGCTTCGAGATAGGCCTTGGCCATCTCCACGTCCTCGCCAGCCATGTACCGGTCGAAGATCGCGGCATGTGCGCCGGATACGGCGGAGCGCTCCTCCGCCTTGATCACTTCGGGATCAGCAAGGCCGGCGAGCTCCGCGTTCGTGCGCGACTGCGCCCTGATCTGGGCAAAGAACCCGTCCCGCTCGGCCGGATCGTCGGCGGCGATCGCGCTTTCGATGAAGTTGCCCAGCTTCGCCTTGCCGGTTTCCTGCTGATAGACGCGGCTCTGCTGTAGCGCATAGCTCGACATCTCATTGTCGGCCGACATGCGCAGGCGTGCGAGCTGCGGCTCCAGGTAGCGGCGCGTGCGGCGGTCAGCCTGCGCCAACGTCGAAGCGAAAGCGTCCTCGATCGCTTTGCCGGCGGCTGGGCGATGCTCCAGCGCGCTCTTGCCCATGCGCGTCTTGAGGTCCGACACGGCGCCGTTCGCGGCAGAGCTGGCGCTCAGATACAGATTGTCGGCATTGGTGCGCGCCAGATCATCTTCGATCCGGGCCTGCACCTGCGCGGCATCGCCGATTGCGCCGCCCAGATGTTCCAGCCCTCGGGCTATGCCACCGGCTATGCCACCGCCATTATCGACGGGGCGGAAACGGGCACTGGTGGTCTGGACCGGCCCCACAGTGGGACTGCCATACTGAGGGATACGCGGCATCTCTTGCCCCTGAAGCGGATGCTGGATACCTATGGGGCATGGGACAGGGATTGAATCGACTGGCGATCATCGCCGTGCTTTTGCCACTCGCAGCGTGTGGACAAAGTCCTGCGAAGAATGGACAAGAAGCTGTCCAGCCGAAGATGACGGCATCAGACAGTCGCCGACTGGATGATCTCTTGCGCAAATATGCTTCGATCAGATCCCAGTTTCGCGTCGCCGGCCTGCCGGAGAATTACTCCAATTTGCAGAGCGAGCGCCTGATTATAGAGCAGGAGATCGAGCGAATAGAGCCACTCAATCTCGACTTGGCCAAGCAACGAGAAGACGCCCTTGATGCCCAATTCCGCGCATCCGAGAATTCGCGGCAGGCCGATAAAATTCTCAAGGATAGTTGACCTTAGCTGAACCCCTGGCTTTTCATCTTGCTGTACTGCTGCGCCCCACCGAGCGCCGTTCCAGCAGCCGAGAACAGGCTTCCAACGAAAGCACTATTCCCTCGCTGCTTCGCCGCCGAACCTTCTGCGCGATAGTTTGCGCCCTCGATATCGAACCCGCGCACATTCTCCGCACCCTGCCGGTAGATCCGACCCGCGTCTTCACGCGCCAGCATCTGGGTGTCGGCCGTCAGATCAGCCGCATTGCCGAAGTTCACATCCAGTCCGCCGGCCGCCATGGCGACCCGCTGCTGACCCTGAAGCTGAGCAACCTTGCGATAATGCTGAAGAGCGGCTTCGCGCGTGTTTTGTTGCTCCTGCTGGCCCGATTCCGCCGCAAGCTTCGCGTTTTGCGCTGCAACCTGCGCCTGATAATTTCCCTGCGCGCGCGCCTGAAGCCCGCCGTAGACGGTACCAACGGCGGTGACAGCTGCGGCCGCGACCGCCAATGCAGCAGGCCCACACATCAGCGCGCCATCCAGAACTGTCGAAAGGGAACGCCGCCCACCATTTGCTCCTCCGGTTCGACGGTGAAGCCCCAGCGCTGCAGCAGCCCGATCGCCTTTCCGTTGGCGCTGGACACTAGGTTTCCGGCCCATCGGCTTGAATCGACAGCCTGCGCGATGAGGCCCGGCCCCCAGGACAGCAGCTCGCGCCCATGGCGGTAGACCTCGTCTGTCCCAAGAAACCAGACAGTGGACCGCCGATCGAGCGCAGACCAGGTGATCGCGCCGAACATCGCCTCCGGCCGGCCGTCAACCAGCGCGGTCCAGCAACGATCCGACAGCAGGAAGCCCTGGCGCAACGCATGCTTGGGGGAATGGCCCATCGCCTCGCACTCCAGCCGGTCAATGGCACGGATGCGGCTGGCGATCGGACCGACATGGGTGATGCGGGCCGGAACGACCTCGACTTTAGGCATTCACGATCGGATCCAGATAGACGCCGAGCAGGGTGAGGGGCAGGGGATCGGTCTGCTTCACATAGACGGAAGCCTGCCCACTCACGACGTTGGGCGAATCCATGAGATATTTGCCGTCCTTCAGCGTATCGACCGTGCCCCAGGGCTCATCACCGCGCGACTTGATCTCGAACAGCTGCGACGGCTCCGTGCCATTCTCGCGGCCGGCGCCGGCAAGGATGTTCCGGCTTTGACGGAGATGCAGGACGATCTCGCCCGGCTGTTGCTTGCGGGCGGCATTGGATCCCGCGCCGCCGCTGAATACCACCGGCATCGTCTGAATCGCGACGTCGAACGGGATGCCAAACGTCGCCTTCCGTACCGATCCTGCTGATGCAGGCAGGGTGATGACGCCGTTCTCGACGGTCAGCCCCTTCAGAACGAAGCCATCGACCAACCCCCAGACCTCACGCCCCTCCAGGTGATACATGTTGCGGAAGACATTGCGAGGTTCCTCATATTCGAACGACACCGCGCAATCGAGAAAGCAGCAGTCGGCCACATCATCCCAGCGCGCCGACGCCATGCGCTCGATGAACGTCCGCTGCACCCCGCTCACCTCGCGGCGCACGACGAGGTAGACGCGATCTTCGCCATGCTCGGATATGGCGCAACAGGATTGCACGAAGCCGTCAGTCTCGCAGACCGTCCAGCCCCAGACTTGCTGCGCCTGCTCCCAAGTGAAGGCGAGCAGCTTGCCGTCGTTTCGAACCGCCCAGATGATGGAGCGCGGTTCCTGCGCATAGCACCAGGACACTATGCTGAAGCCGTTGAACATGTGCGGCGAGAAGATCGTCACGTCATCCGATGTCAGGCCGTCGACCTCGAACTTGTAATTGATCGACCGCACGCCCCCGCCGACCGATGGCGTGTAGAAGACGACATTGTCGACTACGAGCGGGGAGAGGCGCGAGGAGCCGCGACCGATCTGCCGGCGCACGGTGGCCGGTGGCGAGGCGGTGAGATATCCGCCGTCCGCGCCGCTATCGATCCGAAACAGGCTGTCGGACGTCAAGGCGAGAAGGCTGGTCGTGGCCACGAGCTGGTTGATCGCGTTCACCCGGCCGGCGTTCGCCGCGATCGCGATACTGTCGTCGGCGCGAAGGGGGATCGACTGGTCCATATTCTCGAAGTCGGCCGTGCGGCTTCCCCAGATCGCGTTCGGACTATTGCGCGATCGCCCAAGGAACAGGCGCTGCTCAAAGAATGTCACGGTCGACGGATAGTTGCCTGCGCCCAGGAACGGGTCATAGGCTTCAGGCGGCGCGGTGCTGAGATCCGGGCCGACATTGTCATCCACGAATTCAAGGGCGTTTGTGCTGCCGATATAGCCATAGAATTGGCTGCTATCGGCCTTGTAGACCTTGTAGCTCACCGCCCCGGCAGCGGCGGACCATGTCAGGAAATTGTAATTCCGCTTGAGCGAAAGGTCATTGTAGGCCGTGATATCGGCCGGCGAGGCGCGACTTTCCTGCCCGTCCTCGTTGATCGACGTCACGCAGTATCGCGCGTTGCGGGGGAAATAGGCAGCGCCACCATTCTCGGAATCGGTGTTGGGTATATGCACCTCGACGGCGACACCGGTCGGGGGCTGGATCTTGGGCGCGAACGATACGGTGGCGAATGACCATGCGTCGTGCGCGGTGCGATTCAGGCGCTCGACCGGATGATCGAGATGCGCGAAATACATCGTATCGGCCTGCTGCTCGAAATCGATTTCGTCCAGCTCCACACCGTTATAGGGCGTGCCGGTTCGGAAGACGCGGGAAACGCCCATTATGGTATCTGCTCGTGCGGGTTGCCGGGTTTCCAGCCGCCGCCACCGGTGGACGGAGGTGGAGGAGGATCCACAGGCGGGGGCACCGGCGGCTCGACCGGGTCAGGGTCTGGCGGCGAAGTGCGTGTGATGCCGCCGGTCGCGCCGGTGAATGCGGGCATCGCTGAGGTGTCAACGCCGATCCGAAAGTTATTGCTATCCACGATGGCGACCACCGGGAAGAACCTGAAATTAAGCTGATCGCCCAGCGCGCCATCGATTCCAGATAGGAACACGTCCTGACCAACCGAGTAGCCGTGCAGCGCCGCGGTAACACGCGCCTGCGCCTCATTGCTGATGCCGGTGATTTCCAGCTCTTCGTTGAGAACGAGGCCGCCGCCAGACGCAACGCGCATATAGCCCTGACCCATTTCGAGCGCATAGGTCTGCTCAATGGAGAACTGGAACGGTAGCAGGCGAACGGGCTTGGATGCGTCGTAAACTTCAGCGACCAGCCGAGTGCCCGGCCGCTTTGTGACGCCGCCATATTTGAGGATGACGACGTTGCGCGCAAGGCGCAGGCTTTGCGCATAGGCGTCCACATCGAACCGGCCATACAGGTCCGGCGCGATCTCCCCCTTGCTGAACGATGGTTGGGCCAGCCGATATTCCATCAGATACCAGCCCCCATTCGGGCATATTCAGCCTCACTGATGTAGGATGTCGTGCGGCGAGGGGAGCGGTTCTCACTCTCCGCTATTGCCCGCTGTTTGGCGACTTCCGCCTGCTTGATCAGATCGCCCTTGAGGTTGCGGCTTTTCTTGATCGGCATGGCCAGCCGTGCGGCGAGCTCCAGCGCGCAGGCGCGCGCGGTGAGCGGATCGATGACGGCCGGGTCCACCGCGTTGACCTGATATTCCAGGATTGCGTCGGCGACGTTGGTGTAGATCGAGCCGCCGGCGATGATGAAGGGCAGCTTTCCCAGCGCATCCCATGACGGGAAATTATAGGGGCCAGCCGCCGGAAGGTCCGTGCGCTGCTCGTCCACCTTGGGGAGAACGGCGATGGCGTCAGCCAGATCGGCCGGCTTGCCATAGCGATACAGCCACTCGCCTTTGCGGTCGTTAGGCTGGAGGGCAAGGGCGGTGCGCCGGTTGAGGAAATCGAAATCGGTCCAGGTCATCATCTCCGCGATCACGCGTGGATAATGCTGCTTGCAGTTGAAGGCGCTGGGGGATGCTTCGTCGATCGAGTTGATCGGGTCCGCCGCTATCTCGGACAGCGCGTCGTTGCAGATGTCGAGTTGGGAAGCCATGGCGATGGGCTATCGCTCGGCGCGGTCTTGTTGAATCGACGGGCAGGGGAGGAGCGGGGACCGTAGCCCCCGCTCGCTTCGTTACTTTGCCTTGACGGCCGCGGCCTTCAGCTTCTCGACTTCGGCCTTGAGCGCGTCGCGCTCCTTCTCGACCTCGGCGATGTGCTGGGTGGCCTTGTCGAGCACGGTGTCGGATTCCGACAGTTGCTTCTCGAAGCCGGCCTTCGCCTCGCTCAGCTGCTTCTCGGCATCGTCGGCGCGGGCCTTCTCTGCCTGAAGCTTCTGTTCGAAGTCGGCGCGCTGCTGGTCGAACACGACCTGCGCCTTTTCCGTCACCTCGCGGCGAACGGCTTCGATCGCCTCTTCGCTTGCAGCGCCGACCGGAACCGGCTGCTTCTTCTCCTTCGGGATCGGATTGCCCTTCGCGTCGAGCGGCTGCATCCAGGCGCCCTCCGGCGCATCCGTCGTCAACAGAGCGCCCGCATCGTGCCACACGCCGTCGGGCGTCTGGCCGCGCGTGATCGCGCGATAGCTTGCCGCGCCGCTCACAGGGCACCCGGACGGCCGGCGACGATCGCGGCAAAGACCTTGCCGGTGGTCGGGGCAGTGCCTGCCACAGTGAAGTAGAGCCGATAATAGCGCTCGCTGGCGCCTTCCGGGATGCTGTCGGGAATGCGGAAGCGATAGCCGGCCTTCAGATCAGCGAGCGGAACAGCCTCGGACGACACGATCGTCGACGGCGAGCCGAATACCGGGTCGCTGTCCATCTGAATCGCCACCTTGAGCGAGGTCAGATTGTTGAACGTCTCGGTGACCTGAATCATCAGCTTGACGCCACTGAGGCCCAGATCTCCAAAGACGGCGCCAGCCCAGCCGATCGGCGTGCCGTTCTCGCCGAAGTCGAGCGCGTTCGTGGAAGCGGCCGAGGCGGTGATCGCCTGCCCTTCACTGAGAACGCCTGCGTTATCAACCAACATAGTAAATCTCCTTCTCTATCCGGCTGATCAGACCAGCGGCGCTTCGGTGCTCGTGATCCCGTCGGTCACGCGGATGGGCAGGCCGCGGAATACGGTGGTTTCCTCGCCCTGAATATCCTTGATGCCGAGCTGGAGGGCGGGGTTCAGATCCTTGTTGCGAGCCTGCTTATCCAGGATCTCGAACAGGTCCGCGTTCATGTACCAGCATGCGCGCGCGCCGAGGAAAGCCGAGTTTTCGACTTCCGCATTGTGCTTGGGCATGCGGGCGCGATGGTATGCGGTCACCATGTGTTCCATGATGTCCACCGTGTTCGCCTTGGCGTTCGACACGTCGATGTTGGCGATGCGCGCGTTGGCGCGATAATCCTTGATCGCCACGCCGCTGTGCAGAGTGAACATTTCTTCCTGCACGTAGCGGACACCGCCTTCGTCGTCCGTGTCGCGCTGCTGACCCTTGTCCTCGCGCTGGATGCCCATGGAAATGTTCTTGGGCACGATCAGCGAAGTCTGCTGTTCACCATGGCGGATCAGCCAGATCGACGAGTTATCGGAGCCGACCCCGCCAGCGTTCACTACCTGGTTGCTGGCGTTATTGTTGCCGACGGGCAGGGCATTATAATAGGCGCCCATGCCGTCGAAGCCGAGCGGGTTCGTCTTCGTGTTCCCATTAAAGAACATGAATTCGAATTCCTGAGCGATACCCTCCAGGTGCGGCGCAGCTTCCGAAAGCCGCAAGGCGGCTTCGTCGTCAGCCAGGTCAAGGATGTCCTGAGGCACCTGCGAGAGCGAACGGCAGAAGCCGGTCGTGAATTTCTGCGCACGGGTCTGACTCTTGGTCGGCTTCACATAGCCACCGACCTTCATCCACGCCGTTTCCGGCAGGCCGACGCGCACGAGCGTCTCATGCTCGGTGCCCTTGTTGGCGGTGATGAAAGCACCATCGCGCATGATGACGTTATGCTGGTTCAGCACCTCGGCGACGGTGCCGATAGTGCCATCCGGCCCCAGCTTGGTGATGAGGTCGGCCCACGTAAGGGCCTGGGACGAGAGAATTGCCATATTTACTTACCCCTACGGTTGTTCGGATACATGTCAGTCAGTGTGTCCACGACCTTCGCCCCGGCATCCGCGCGGACGAAATCACCATCTTCGCCAACCATTTCCCCGATCCGCGCGAAGATGCGGATCATCTCGGGATGGTTACCGAAGCCGGTTTCATTGAGGGCGGTCCGGAACTCGGACCCTTCCGCATGGCCAAGCGCATCGAGCGCACGGCCGGCGCTGTCCAAGCTGGCATCCCATTTGGCGCCGCCGATCTGCGCGTCGGCCTTGGCGGCATCCAGCCATGCCTTGCGCTGCTGGTTGCCGGCATCGATCAGGTTCTGGACCGTCGACTGCTGGGTCTTTTCCACCAGGGACTTGGCGGCGGGCAGAATCGCCTGCGCCTGTTCGTTCGACAGCCCGGCTTCCTTGAAGATCGGCGTCGCCTCGGTGAGCAGGTCCGCGTCGATCGTCATGCCGTCGGGGGCGGTCAGCTCATAGGCTTCCGGGATGACGTGCGCGGGGGGCTCATTGGGATCAGCAGGATCAGCGGGCACCTCGGGCTTCTTGCCGCCCAGTGCCGTATCATCGCTGTCATCCGGGTCGGCGGCAGGCGCCGGCGCGGC